GCTCAAGCTACATCGGCCACACTTACCATCGATTCGACAATCAATACGTACCAGACCCTCGATGGCAAAGCTTATTACACGACAGATTCTCAGGGAACTTTTGCGGTTGAAATGCTGCAAGATTTCGGAGCGGTTTCATCACTTTGCGAAGCACTATGGAACGCAGCAGCAACTACACCAAATACACCGCTAACAGTTCTTTTTACTGTTGCAGGCGTTGCTTATACTTTCAACGTGCAACCGATCTTCCCTTCACTTGGTGGTTCTGCGCCAGACGCATTAACCGCTTCACTTTCATTTACCTGCGTCACCACACCAGCGTTAGACTAGAGATAAGGAATCGGGAGCATGAAATTACCAATCACAATCGAATACAACGGCGGCACCATCGAGACCTACACTGCGCAACCGCCAGAGTGGGCTAAGTGGGAAAACAAGACGGGATTTATCGTCTCCCAAGCTCAGGAAAAGATAGGAATATCTGACCTGTTATTTCTGGCGTATCACGCTATGAAGCGCGAGGGTGGCGGTAAGCCCGTTAAGCCTTTCGATATTTGGTGCGACACAGTCGTCGAAGTAAAGGTCGGAGATGACGAAAGCCCAAAAGTTACGCCGTCGGAAGCCTAAATAGAATCCTCTGGGACTTGGCCATCGCAACCGGTCTAAGTCGCAGCGAGTTCGAGACCGCCGAAGACGTATTAACCGCAATCGAGATTATGGAGCAGCGGAATGGCAAGTGAGATGATCGCATACGACAAGTCTGACTTGCGTGGCATTATCCGGGCCTTCAAGGCGATGGACGAAGAAGCCGTCTCTCAAGCTAAAGGCGTCTCCAATGGTCTGGCTACTTATCTCCAATCCAAGATTATCGGTTCGGCTTCTAATGCAAGAAATAGAGCTGCGTCAAGGATTGCTGACGGTTCAAGAGTGAGTAAGTCGTCCAAAGTCGGAGAACTATCTTTCGGCTTCGTGTCTCAAAAGTTCTCCGGCGGTGGCACGACTCAACAACTCTGGGGCGGTTACGAGTTCGGGTCTAACAAGTTCAAGCAGTTCCCAGTCTGGTCTGGTAAAGAAGGCCGTGGTTCTCGTGGTTACTTTATCTATCCGACACTCCGCAAAGAGCAGCCATATTTGGTTAATGAGTGGGAAAATGCATTCACAAAGATTTTAAAGGAATGGACGTAACATGGCAGCCGCTGGTTCAAGAACTCTCAAGTTATCCATTCTGGCTGATATTGATGATCTGAAAAAGAATCTCAATGTCGGCTCCACCGAAGTCGATTCTTTCGGTAGCAAGGTTACAGACTTCGGAAAGAAAGCCGGTCTAGCCTTTGCCGCCGCAGCTGCTGCGGCTGGTGCCTACGCAATCAAGATTGGCGTCGATGGAGTCAAAGCAGCCATCGAAGATGAGCAATCTCAGGTTAAATTAGCCAGCGCATTACAGAACGCAACTGGCGCAACAAATGACCAGATTGCTTCGGTAGAGAAGCAGATTCTCAAGATGTCTTTGGCCACCGGAGTCTCGGACGATAAACTTCGTCCGGCCCTATCTCGACTGGCCCTCTCGACTGAAGATGCGAGTAAAGCCCAAGAGCTTCTTTCTTTGGCCCTTGATATTTCTACGCAAACGGGCAAACCGC